CTCATAATCGTCACCGGATGCCATTGTGTCTTCCCACAGAATCTCCCAATAATCAATTCTTGGGAATGCTTTTTCATTTTTGAGACTACTGACTCCCTCATTCACAGGGCAGCCAATATCGTGCAAGATCTCACTCATTTCTTTCTGTGTCATCGATTACCTCTCTTTCATATGCCGGTGTCTTCAATGTCAGCTCCGACTCCTTAAATCCATCTTTTGTAGGTGTATGAGCAATATTATAGATTTCATGCTGTTCCCCATCGATAAGACAGATGTATTTGCTGTTGATTTTCTTATACTGCGGTATTGCAAGCTTATAAGTTACCTCAACGCTGTCTGCTGACAGTTTGGCTCTTGTCGTGTCGTACACTGCAAGCTCACGATACCAAATACGTAATCCGGTGTACTTAAGTCTCTCCTCCGGATAGTCTTCTGACTCGTCATTTGTTATCTCATACAGTTCTAAGACTCCGTCTGTATACTCAGGCATTGCCATCTGCATCCACCTCCGTCTCCATCTGCCAGGTCAAGATCATACTGGAATAATTGTCCATGAACTCACTGACTCTGTGATGGTAAGCATAATACATATAATTTTTTAATAGCATTCGATAGGTCAAGTCTTCTGTGATACTGCAGCCGGGATTCAATCTCCCAACTGCGTGTTCACCTTCTTTTGCCAAATTTGCAAGTTGCTTGTCCTCGTAGTATGGCGGGATCTGGAACTCTTCCCGCATTTCTTCTACAAGACTGGCAAGTTCTTTCTCGTTCATGTCCCCGCCTCCTGCTCTAGCTTAGGCCTGTTTCGGCACTGTTATCTGATTTACTGGAAGAACGTACTCTTCAAGCTTTGTAACATCAAAGACAACTGCAACGTTGTCATCAACCGCACGACCGTTTGCGTGGCATTTTGCCACGATAAGATCTGCATCCTCAATCGCTTTTGTCTGATCATACTCATCAACGCGAACTCCTGCTGTTCCCATTGTGTAGTATCCGGCGATTGTAAATGCAGCTTTTCCTTTTGGACAGTTAGCATCAACAATTTTTTCGATGTCAATGAATGACTTGTTGACATATCCGCCTGTCAGAGCCTCTCCGTACATACACGGATCCACATATTCTGCTTCGTCTGACGGATTGCAGATAAGATAGAGCTTATCAACCACACGTTTTCCATCATTAGTAAGAGTTTTTCTCACCGGAGCAAGTC